GTCCAATTGCAGCACCACCCTCGGACTCTTCCACGGGATGAACGATCCACTCCTCGGTGTCCACCCATCGCTCAATCCAAATCGACCATGAGAGCAAACAACCTGATCCTTGCCTTCCAATGCCAGATCGAATGCTGCCAACGGAACAACTGGGCCGATAAACCTAACTGACCCCATTGCGTTGTCCATCATGGAAGGAGTAATTATCCCCATTGCAATTCCCTCCTGCGGGAACCATCCCCTCGCCATCGTGTTTCCAGTAAAATAGCACTTTCCATCCCTTCTTGCGAAAAATGTTTGGTTGTCTGTTCTTGGACACCATACAACTCCAGAGTATGGAACTTCTTTCATGTTCATGTATTGAACACGAACATTTTTTGTTTCTAATGCATCAACATAATACATCGTGCATCCTCTGGACTGGTAATTTGTTTGTTTGATAAAATTACCTTTAACAAATCTTTCGTGTATTCGGCTTGCCATGCCAAGTCTGTTTATTAAAATTGCATATACTTCAGCCTGCTCCTTATCTTTGGTGCAAATATATTTTGTGCTACCACCTTGAACTCCACCATCACCAAGAACCATTGACTCAAAAAGCCTGCGCCTCCCATCATTATTTAGCTTTTCAATAAAATCAATTGTTAGCTTTTTGTTTGGAATTACATCTTTAACCATCTTGCCAAGTTTATTGGCAAATTTGAAGTGAATGATTCCATTATATTCTGATTCTTGAAACGGATGCTTTAATTTAATTAAAAGATCGCGTATTTTATCGCATTTGTGTGGATTTGCTTTTTGAGATTGGTAAATAAAAACTCTATTGTATTCACTAAAACTTCCATCCGTAACAATCCATCCAATCAGTTCTGCAAAATCTTCATCATATTGTTTTTCATTATCAATAGACTTTCTGCACAACGGAATCATGTCGTGCTTTGCAAGATTTGATGTTTCTTTGATTTTAAGACGAAGATTTTTCTTTGTTTGAAGTATCTGCTTATTTGTGGTCGCCCATCTATGATTTGCAGTTACAAGGGCAGAAATGTGACGGCTCTCAATGGATACAAGATTTCCGTGATAATGTTTTGCAAATACCTCTTTGACTTTTTGCCATTCTGCAAAACCAGTATCAATATTTACAGTATAAATCGTATCTCCAACATTAAGCTGATTGTGTTTCAACCATCCGCGTTTTGATAAAACTTCCGTCTCTGTGTCGGCGCAGTAATACTCTGCCGTCTTACCTCTCGCCTCGTATGCCTGATATCCCTGAAAGGTCTGGAACCCGTGGAAGATGATTTTTCGCTTGACCACATTTTCGCACCTCGCTGCATCCAGTCGCAAGATATGCCAACCATCCCTCGACTCCCACTCGAAATCCTCCTCGCAGTCCACAGTCTGCCATCCTCTGATCGGTTCGCACCGCTTCCCAAACTCACTGGTTCTGTCCTTCGGGTTGCTCGCTCCAAAGATTTTGATTCGTCCTTTCGCACCTTCAGTATCCGCAGCAGATAAAATGTTCTGCAAACCCTCCCAGACTCCTGCTGGAACCTCCTCTGCTTCGTCCAACACAACATGAGTCCTGCTCATCCTGCCCCACTTCTTGTCATGCTTTGCCCTCGGTGAGGGATGGAATCCACGCAGAGTTCCCATGCCGCTATCTCCCTTCGGTACTGCCACAAGATGGATGCCGTTCTTGTCATCGTCATTCGCCTGAATGCTCTTCACCAAGTCCTCGCTGCCTTCAAACTCTGGTCTGACCAATGCCGTTCTGTAAAATGTCTTGATGGCAGCAAAGACATTCCGCTGCGCGTGTGCCTCGGTCAAAGATACCACCTTGACGCAGGTATACTCTGGGTCTCGCATCCAATCTAACAAGAACCATGCGGCGGCATTAAATGTTTTCCCCATCGCGCCTGCTCCCTGAATCAATAACTTGTCGTACTCAAACAGGCATCTCCATGTCTCCTGCGCGGAATGCGGTCGCCAGTCGTACACTGCCTCCCCCCACAGCACAGTTGCTGCTGCCTCAAATTGATCAGCATTAAGCAGACTCTGCACATACTGCGATACCACTTGCTTTGCCAACTTCTCGCCCAAAACAATCTTTCCACTGACTCCTTTTGCCATGTTCTTCAGCAACCATTCGGCGGCATAGATCATGCCCATCGTGTCATGCCGATCCGCTTGCTCCCGTACCTTGCGAGCAATATCAAGTGACCTCTGAACCTGATCTTCTCCTACCATAATTTTCTTGGGCATTCCTCCGTAGCCATAACACTCTTTATCTCCATGTTGCATCCGCACTGGTTGCACTTCCCCATGCCTCGGTAGCCAGCAGGGTCGAACATCTCGCAATCCCCACAGATTCGCAATCTCCGCGCCACCTCTGCTTCGTCAACGCATGGCAAGCCTGCCGCAACAAATGCAGCAGCACTCGATACAAAATTCTTCGCCTTTTCAAATATGGTCATTGCTGATCCTTCCTGCTTCCATGTCGCTATACTCTTTCAAAGTCATGCCCATCCTGCTTGCCGCGACTCGCTGATGCTCCTTGCGTTTCAGCCTGTCTGCTCTCATGCGCTTGCCAATGTCGCTCCACTTCTGCATCTCGTCAGGAACTGTGCCAGTCGCCTCGCACAGACGGCATGGTAGCTTGCCAAACTTGTTGTACGACTTGCCGTCCACCATGTCGAAATGCGCGACCCCAATAAAGTAACCTTTCCCGTGACAGTCAGGACAATTCATTTCTTCTCCTTCTTCGCTTTCGCCTTCGTCAGGATCATTCGCCGATAGTGGTTGCCCCAGACTGCCGTCAACGGATAGTTAGCCTCGATCTTACTGCCAACACTGCCGCCTGACAGACCATACGCCACAAACCTCGCCTCGTCCCTCTGTTGCTCCAGCAACCTTGCCAGTTTGTAGGCAAACAACAATTGCTCTCCTATTTTAAGTGCCTTCCATTTCTCTTGGCACTCGTCGGTGTCAGGTGTCGGAGTTCTCATATGTTTTTAGTTATCCATTCTGCAACTCTGATTGCTTGCGGAGTTTCTTCGGCAATAATCTGATTGTAACAAACATCACCATATGGCTTGAATATCATAACATTGTTGATCAACCATCCCATATGGTAGCCCTGCCTCATAAAGTCGATGAAGTGATGCGTGAGTTCTCTGTCCACAACATAGTTCATCTTGCCAAACTTCATCTCCCAATATTCCTTCGGTTGGCAGTTAATGTGACCATGACCACCCTGATTCGGTAATGCAGCAGAGAAAATAATCGTTGGCGCAAACTCTGTCAGTTTCTTCACCACATCGTCTGCCAACGACCCGTCAATATGCTCCGCTACCTCCAGACATAATGCCAAATCATACCTGCCAGTATGGTCGAATATAGAACGCACGATCTCTGGGCATCTCGGATCAGGATCAATTCCAATCACATCATGTCCTGCATCGCGCAGTGCTTTTACATAAATTGCTGGGCCGCAACCAACATCAATTATTTTCATAATGGTTTCAACATCTTTGTCATCGCATGAATCCCGTTTCCATCGGCGTACCACCCAGCACCAGTGTAGATGTCCAGCACATCGCTGAAATACTTCTCGTACATCGGTGCTACCTTCTCCAATGAGAAATTCATTCCGAATGCCCTACACGCTCTTGAGCTAATCGCACCCTTCTGGATTTCCTTCACCGCATCGACATAGTCGCCCATCGTCCTGCACCGATACCCAGTAACCCCATGCAGGTTGTTCTCGGCAAAGCTACCCCAGTCACTGGTGATCGTTGGCGTGCCTGACAGCAAGTTCTCGACCTGTACCCCGCCGAATGGCTCGACATATTGACTCGGCACAAACGATGCCATCGCATTTGCCATCAACCTGCGCCTCGTCGGAACATCTGCATATCCGACATACTCGACATGGTCAGGCAACTGGTAACCCTCCTCCTTCTGCCCAGCAATGACCAACTTCACGCCTGCTCGTTCCGTTGCCTGAATCGCGATGTCCACGCCCTTGCCACTGTAGACGCGACCCAAATACAGGAAGTAGTCTTCCTTCGCGTCTGGATTGAAAGCGAAGTCATCGACATCAAAGTAGTTTGGAATCACCACCTCGTAGTTGTCCTGCCTGCAATTGCCGACTGCCTGCAAGCCACAATACGCATGGTAGATCGCATAACTCTCAAAGACCTTGAACCGACACCAGTGACCACCTGCGTAACCGATCCCCGGCTCAACCGCTATCAGGTCTGGGTGAGCATCGCAGACTGGTCTCACTCCGCTTCCCCAGAACGGCAAGATGAAATCATGCTTCTGCTTTCTCTTGCCGACCTCCTCAATCGCATTGCGGTAGAATGTCCGATACGCATGGTCGTTAGTGTCGAACTTGAAGAAGGTCTTGCGCCAGTCGTGATCTCCATACGCTACCTTCCAGTCATCGTTGGTCAGCACTGGCACTGACTCGGTGCAGATCAAGTCACTGTCCTCATGCCCATAATGAATGACCTCATGCCCTCGCTCGGTCATCATCTTGCCAAACTTCACCACCTTCTGCGTGTAGGCACAGGCATTGAATTCCTTGCTCGTTACTGTATGCGGTAAGCCAA